GCGCATCCGCACGCGCTTCGTCAAGGAGGGCGGCAAGTGGGTCTGCAAGAGCCAGACCTACACCGTCCCCTTCATCGACTTCGTGCCGATCTGGCGCTGGTACCCGGACATGAGCGCCAGCGAGCTGCGCGCCTGCCGCTTCGTGTACGAGCGCCACACGATGACGCGCCACGAGTTCGGCGGCCTTGCCGAGCGCAAGAGCTTCGCGCGCTGGCGCCAGAAAATCATCGACTGGATCAAAGCCAACCCCAAGGGCCACGGCACGCCACGCTACTGGGACAACGAGCTTCGCACGATCGGAGAGCGCAACAGCACGCAGGGCGATGTCGGCGGCACGTACGAGGTGCTGGAGCGTTGGGGCTGGTTGTCCGGCGAGCAACTTCGCAATGCCGGCGTGAAGGTGCCAGAAGACCGCATCCACGAGTCGTTCTTCTCGAACGTCTGGATGCTGCCCAACGGCTGCATCATCAAGGTCGCGCTGCAGGCGATCGACGGCACTACGTGGCCGTACCACCTGTACTACTTCGACAAGGACGAGTCGACCATCTTCCCCGAGGGACTCGCGAGCGTGATGCGCGATGACCAGGAGATGCTGAACGCGGCCACGCGGATCATGATCGACAACGCCGCGATCTCAAGTGGCCCGCAGCTCGAAGTCTCGCCGCACCTCCTGACCAAGATGGAGCAGACCGACGAGGTCGTGCCCTGGAAAATCTGGCTGCGCAACAACCTCAACCCGGGCCAGCCAGCGATCCGCGAGATCAACTTCAACTCGCACTTGCGCGAGCTGCAGAGCATGGCCGCGCAGTTCGAGAACAACGCCGACGAGACCACCGCGATCCCGCGCTACATGAGCGGCGAGAACGCGACCAGCGGCGCGGCCGGCACCAGCTCCGGCCTGTCGATGCTGATGGGCGCGGTCAACATCGTGATCAAGGATCTGATCACGTCGTACGACGAGGGCGTGACCACGAGCTTCGTGCGCGGTCTGTACCACTGGAACATGAAGTTCAACCCGGACGACTCGATCAAGGGCGACTACGACATCAAGGCCACCGGGTCTGCGTCGCTCGTGGCCAAGGAGGTCAGGGCCCGCCAGATCAACGAGTTCGCCAACCTCACCGCCAATCCGCTCGACGCACCGTGGATCAAGCGCGGCCGGCTCAACAAGCTGCGCGCCGAGGCCAACGAGCTGGTCGACGTCGTGAAGACACAGGAGGAGTTCGACGCCGAGCAGAACTCGCCGGCTGCGATGGCTCAGATGCAGATGCAGCAGCAGGTCATGATGACGCAGCTCCAAGAGGCGGCCGCGCGCATCCAGAAGACGATGGCCGATGCGCAGAAGACGCTGTCGTCGATCGAACTGATCAAGGCCCAGACGATCAGCACCAAGGTCTCGGCCGCGTACGCGGGCCTCCAGGCCGGTCAGGTCGCCACGCGCGACCCGATCACAGCACCTGCGGGCGACGAGATCCTGCGCAGCAGCGGCTGGCAAGACGCCACGCCGGACCCGACGATGGCCCAGCTCAACTCGCCGCCCGTGCAGGAGGAGGAGGCCACGGCCACTCGCATGGGCGCCAACGAGCAGTTCGCCGTCGAGCCCCGCGGCAACACCGACCCGGTGTCGCCAGACAACCCGGACCCGGGCGTGCCGAGCGGCATGCCGAGCGAGCCCGCGCCCGATCCAGCCACCGGCATGGTGGGCCTGCGTGAGGGCATCGAGACGCAGAGGGCCGACGGATGATCGGGCGCGACGACCAGGACATCGCTCGCGAGATCGAGCAGCGAGTCAAGACCCTGCGCGAGCTTGCCGGAGGGGAAGCAATGAGCCAACTTCGCGGGTTGTTGCTCGTGATCGACGCGAGCTATAAACAAACGCTCGCCGGTGTTTCGGCTTCGGAGCTGGCCCTCATGCAAGGAGCCCTCAGGCAGAACGATGCTCTGCACGAGGCGATCTTCGGGCGTGAGGGTTCGGTCCCGAGACTGTGAGGCAGGCCGACATTCGGCGCGAGAGGAACCAATGACCCTGACTCAGGAAGAAGAGTACGCGGCCGCGTTCGACGAGGACATGAAGCCGCTCGACCTCGATGCCGACGAAGGCGACGATGAAGAGCGGGCAGAGGGCGAGTCGCCCAAGGCAGTCGAGGCGGCGACGCCCGCAGTCGAGCCCGGCCAATCCGGCGGCGGCGAGGCGGCTACCCCTTCCGTGGCGGTTGCGCTGAACACGCAGCAGCCCGCGGCCGAAGAGACGGACGTGGAGAAGGAGCGCCAGCGGCTGAAGTCCTGGGAGGGCCGGCTCAAGGCGCGCGAGGCCGAACTCGCTGCGAAGGGCAAGGCCCCGAGCGACGACGAGGCCTCCGACAAGCTGGAGGACGTCGCGGAGAACGCGGCGGCGGGCGGCAACCAGCAGCTCGCCGATGCAGCGAACGCGGCGGCAGAAGCCGTCGAGGCCGGGGAAATCTCGGCCGAGGACGCGATGAAGCAACTCGCCGAGGACTTCGGCGAGGACTTCGTCAAGATGGTGACGGCCGTCGTGCGCGTCGCAGCTCGCAAGGAAGTCGAGCCGCTCGCGTCCACGGTCGACGAGGTTGTTGGCAACCTGAACAGCCGCGAGGCCCGGGAGCACTTCTCGACGATCGCGTCGAAGCACCCGGACTTCCAGGACATCGGGAAGTCGGCAGAGTTCGCGTCGTTCATCGACTCGCTGCCGGCTGACCAGAAGGCCGAGGCCGCTCGCATCAAGGAGCGGGGCTCGGCCGGTGAAGTGATTGCGCTCATCGATGCCTACAAGGAGGCCTCGAAGCCGAAACAGCAGCCCGCGCCCGCGGACACTGCTGCGGCCGAGGAGGATCTGGAGAGCATGGAGGGCGTGCGGTCGGGTGGCGTTCGTCTGCCCGAGCGACCGAAAGCGGCGCCGGACGATTTCGAGGGCGCCTGGGACCAGTTCTAAGTCTGCCAAGAGGCGCGATCTGCCCTCACAGCCGGCGTTGCGGGGTGCGTCGGATACCAATCACCCAGCACTTTTCGGAGCACGACGAAAGTCGCGCGGCAGGACACGCAGGATACGCATGGCGCCCTCGCTGTTCACTGAGTCGCAAGGCATCAGTTCAGCTCCTTTCGTGACGGCGAAAGCTGTCGTTGATGGTTCAACAGAAAGGAATTCACCATGGCATCTACTGTGTACGGTAAATAACACTGCCGTACTCAAACTTCGCTATATGCGGGGAACCCCTAAAGCAACCAGGACTTCTTAGGTAAAACTATGGTTGATGAAACAATGGGCAATCCGCAGGCAACAGAAGCCGAAATTGGCTGGCTCGCTGGGATTATCGACGGTGAAGGTCATATTGGAATATCGCGACAAGGCGCCAAAAAGGGCGACGCGATCAAGACCGATCTTCAAATCGTCAATACCGACTGGGCTCTGATTCAGAAAGTGATCGACATCCTCAGGAAGCTGGGGGTCAACCCGCACGTAAGAGAGCGGGTCCACGTCAAGAAGACGTGGAACACAAACTGGATCGTGAGTGTCGGGAAGTTTGCCCACATCAGGCGCGTACTCGAAGCAGTAAGGCCGCACCTGACGGGGATCAAAAGCGAGAAAGCCGACTGCATGCTGGATCTCATCCGTAGCCGCATGCAGAAGACGAGAGCAGATAGATACGATCTCTACGAGGTCGCCATCGTCGAACAGTTTCGCTCTCGCTTTGTCGGTACTTGTGGCGCCTCAACGACTGCACGCGAAGCCCGGACGAGAATATCGCCGGTGAAGATACAGTCTGGTCTCGCATGAGAGTGCGAGAGGGGAATCCGAAGAGGTTCCCCCGCCAGCAGAAATGCTGGTCAGTAGCCGCAAGGCGAAAGTAACAGCTCGGATATCACCCCCCGCACCGCCGCGTACGCCGAGAAGGAAATGCTCAAGCGCGGCCTTCCGTACCTCGTCCTGGAGAAGTTCGGCCAAGCCAAGCCGCTGCCGAGCAACTCGACGCGGATCATGCGCTTCCGGCGCTACAACGCGCTGTCCAACAACCCGGTCGTCCTGACCGAAGGCGTGACCCCGGCGTCGCAGAACCTGACCGTCACCGACGTGCAGGCCACGCTGCAGCAGTACGGCGGCCTGACCACGATCAGCGACGTGATCATGGACACGCACGAGGATCCGACGCTGCAGGAAGCGGTGGCGCTGCTCGGCGAGCAGGCGGCCCAGGTCATCGAGAAGATG